ACGAGATGTCGTTCAAGTTCCGCATCACTCGCGGCATGTGGTCGCCGGACTACACCGAGTACCGGATCGACGAGTTCGACATCGACCGCGGCGACGTGTCGGTGGTGAACTTCGGCGCCAACCCGTTCACCAGCGTGGGGCTCCGGTCGAGTGTCGACCTAGCCCACATGACTGCCGACGATCTCCGCTCGCTCCGCGAGGAGCTGACTAAGGAGATCGGTCGGCGCGGCATCCGGCCGAAGATGACCCGGGCCGCCGCCGAGGCTCTGATCCTCAAGTAATCCCCCTGATTCACCGGGCGTCGTCCGACGCTCCGGTTTCCGTCCATGCCCGCTTCGCGTATGGAACCTGCGCCACGGCCTGGGTTACCGCCTGTTGCCAGCAGATCGACGGACCCCTCACAAACCGAGTCCATAGGAGGACCCAATGACCCTCGAAGAGATGGTCACGAAGCTCCGTGAGCGGGCCCATGAGCTCGCAGCAGAGCGCAGCAAGCGTGCCGACGAGATCACCGAGATCCGTGCCGCCTACACGAGCGAGGACCGCGACCCGACTGACGACGAGGCCAGCAAGCTCCGTTCGGCCGTCGAAGCGCGCGATTCTCTCGACGAGCAGATCGACGACGCGACCAAGCGGGCCGACGAGCTCCAGAAGGAGATCGACGGGAACGCGGCGGCGCGGGAACTGGCTGCGAAGCACTCGCAGCAGGAGAAGCGTCACAGCCCGGCGCGGGTGACCTCCGAGGAGCGCACCTACACCGCCGAATCGTCCAGGCGGGGAGTGTCGTTCTTTAGCGACGCCTTCCGGATGCGCGACAGCGGGGACCCGAACGCCCGGGAGCGTCTCGAGCGCCACGCTCGGGAGGTTCAGGTCGAGGGCGAGCTCACCGCTCGCGCTGCTGACACCGGCTCGTTCGCGGGTCTGGTCGTTCCGCAGTACCTAGTCGACGACGCGGCGATCATCGCTCGCGCCGGCCGGAAGTTCGCCAACTTCTGCAACCGGCAGCAACTCCCCGCTGAAGGCATGTCGCTGGTGATCCCGAAGGGCACCACCGGGGCGACCACCGCCGTGCAGGCGACGCAGAACAGCAGCGTTTCCAACACCGACGAGGTGTGGACCAACGTCACTGTCCCGGTGGTCACCATCGCCGGTCAGCAGGACGTGTCCAGGCAGACCCTCGAGCGTGGCACGCCGGGTATCGACGCGATCGTCTACGCCGACATCGCCGCCGACTACGCGGTACGTCTCGACACGCAGGTGCTGTCTGGTTCCGGTTCCTCCGGGCAGATGCTGGGCGTGCTGAACACGTCCAACACCAATCAGGCGACGGCGTTCACTGCGGCGGTCACCGCCCCGGCGCTTTACACCAAGACGGCCGGGCAGATCAACGCGGTGGAGACCAGCAGATTCCTGCCGCCTGACCTGATCGTCATGCACTCGCGGCGCTGGAACTGGCTGATCTCGCAGGTGGACGGCCAGAACCGGCCCTACGTGGTGCCCGGCTCTCATGGCCCGATGAACGCCATGGGCATCGCCAACGGCGAGGAGCTGGAGGTGGACGGCAGCTTCGTCACCCTCCCGGTGATCTCCGACCCGAACGTCCCCGTCAGCGTCGGCACCGGCCCAGAGGACCAGGTGCTGGTCGTCCGGCGTGCGGACCTGCTGCTGTGGGAGGACGGCGACGGGATGCCGCGCCAGTTGCGGTTCGAGCAGACGCTCGGTGACCAACTGACGGTCAAGCTCGTCGGTTACAACTACTCGGCCTTCTCGGCCGGGCGGTACCCGACCGCAGTCGGTGTCGTCGGCGGCAACGCCGGCACCGCTGGCGACGGCCTGATCGCCCCGACCTTCTGAGGTCAGTGACCCCTGGCGGGGCTTCGGTTCCGCCAGGGGTCCATCCACTCCGACGCACAAGGGAGAGACATGGCGAACTTCGAGATCAGCGACGAGCTCCGCGAGAACTACGAACAGTTGCGTGAGTCGCGCGGCTGGTCATGGGAGACGCTCGCCGAGAACGTCGAGCCGCAGAACAAGGCGCTGTCCGGCTACTTCCGCAGCCGCGCCGAGGCCGACAAGCCGAAGCGTGCCGCCGGCAAGCCCGACAAGGGTCACGAGACCCGCGCCAGTAAGTGACCTGAGCCATGGGTGCCCTCGACATCTTCACGCTGCAAGAGGCGAAGGATTTCCTCAACATCGACGACTCCTCTGATGACGCCGAACTCGCGGGTTTCATCAGCGGCGTCACCGAGGTGGTCGAGGATGTCGTGGGCCCCGTGGTGCCGCGGGAGATCAGCTCGATCTTTTACCCGACACAGGATCGGGCGCTGCCGCTGCCAGTGTGGCCGGTGATCTCGCTTACCTCCGGCCAGCTCGTCCGCAACGGCTCCCCGGTCGACGTGTCGAACATGGTGATCGACCGCGGGGTGCTCTGGATGAAGAACTACGCGATTCTTCCGGTGGAACCGTTTTCGCTGACCTATCAGGCTGGCCGAGGGGTGACGCCGGACAACATCAAGAAGGGTGCCCAGGAGATCCTGAAACTGGCCTGGGCGTCCCAGCGGAACAGCGACGCCCCAGCGTTTCTGATCTCCTACCGCGCGATGGCATGGCTTCAGCCCGAGGCTACAAGTTTGGGATTCGCGTGAGTGCCACCTCGCAGGTTCCAGCCTTCATCGACGCGCTCGTCTCCATGATCGAGACCGCGGTCGCGCCAGTGAAGGTCTACGACGGCCCTCCGGTGACTGATGCGTTCCCACAGAAGTTCGTCGGCATCGGGTGGGACGGCAACCCGGACCAGAACGCCTCCAGCGGCCAGGCGGCAGACGCACAGCACTCCTGGGCAGCGCTCGGTGCCCTGCAGCGCGAAGAGGACGCGACGATCACATGCTCCCTCGCCGTCTGGTCTGGCGACACGCAGGTCCGAGCCCGAAGGTTAGCCGCCTACGACCTCCTCGCTCAGATCGAAGCTGCCCTGATCTCCGACCCGACCGTGGGCGGAACCGTCCGCGCCGCACTGCTGCACAGCCACACGCTGATGCAGGAGCAGACCGAGCACGGCAACCAAGTCCGCATCGCCTTCGCCATCAGTTACGGCGTCCGTCTCACATAGGGAGCCCGAAATGCGATTCCAGAACGTGTCCCCAGAGGGCGACCTCGAAGTTGTCGGGGTCGGCCAGGTGCCTGCGGGCGGCGAGTTCACCGCTACGGGCGACCTCGCCGAGTCCCTGCTGGACCAGCCGCGCAACTTCAAGCGCACCGACAAGCCCGAACACCACAAGTCCAGCGACAGCGGCAAGGAGAAGTAAGCCATGACCAACATCGGTGCGGGCCTGTCGGCCCAGCTCGGTATCGCCCAGGAGGTCACTCCGGGCACTCCGGTGACGCCGGACCACTTCTACCAGTTCACCACCGAGTCGCTCGCGGCGAAGAAGAAGATCGTCCAGGTGCAGACAATCGGCGGCGGCCAGCAGTTCGACCGCGGCAACTTCCGGGCGACCACGCAGCGTGAGGCCGGCGGCGATGTGGATCTGCCGTTCCCGGTGAAGGGCGCGGGCCTGCTACTGCAGAACATGCTGGGCTCGTTCTCGACGGTGCCGACGCAGCAGGGCACCTCGGGTGCCTACCTGCAGGTGCACACGCCGGGTGCGTTCACCGGGAAGGCGCTCTCGGTGCAGAAGGGTGTCCCGGCGACGGATGGCACGATCGAGCCGTTCACGTACACGGGTGCCAAGATCACCGGCTGGGAGCTGGACTGCAAGCAGTCCGACATCCTGACGGCGAAGTTCACCTTCGACGCGATGGACGAGCTGACCACGGGCACCACGCCGGCGTCTCCGGCGCTGGCTACCCCGTCGTACACGAATGCGGTGGCGTTCAACTTCGTGCAGGGCGCGCTCGTGTCGGGTGGCACCGTGTCTACTGCGGGCGGCGTCACCTCGGTGACGGGCGCGACGGCGGTGGCTGCAGTGCGGGCGGCGAACCTCAAGGGCACGACCGCCGTGGACGGTGCGCGGTTCAACCTGGGCAGCGTCACGAAGGCTGAGCAGATCCAGAACTCGTGGTCGAACCTGACGGGCTCCCTTGACGTGGAGTTCGCTTCTCGGGCGCTGTACGACCAGTACCGGGCGGACCAGTCGGGTGCGCTGAAGCTGACCTTCACGGGTGCGATCATCGACACCACCTACCCCTACCTGCTGGAGATCCTGATCCCGCAGGCGTGGTTCGAGGACGGCGCGTCGCCGCAGGTCGGCGGTCCCGGAATCGTCATGCAGTCGGTGCCGTTCACGGCGACCTTCGACGGCACGAACCCGGCGATCCAGGTCCGCTACCAGAGCACCGACACGGCGATCTGAGCCATGCCCGGCCCCAGCGTCGGCGGCGTCGAGATCCTCATTACGACGCAGGATCTTCGGGACCTCTACCTGCGGCTTCGGGAGGTCGAGCCGAAACTGCGGGTTGTGCTGCGGCGCGAGATCGTCAAGGCGGGCAAGGATGCCGCGGAGGCGGTGAAGCGCGAGGCGTCGT